GCTAGAGACACCGGGACTATGGGGCCCGCATCACAAGATACATAACTTAGATGAATCGTTCTTTCCGGGATTTAAGTTTAAGTTTATTGCGCCTGACGGTAGCTTACGAGATACTCCGCACAACCGCGGTGATAAAGAAAACATCAATTTGATGTTATGTATTTGGGATAAAGAAGAAATGTCAATAGAAGAATCACTTAAATTTTTAAACGAACAAGACCCTGCAATGTACAGAGAAGTCATTGAAGCTAATCAGTATCATTTATCTAAGGAAAAAGTTAAAGATAGACTTGTAATAGACATTGGTGCAAATATTGGTGCATTCTCATTGTATGCTGCCGCATTGGGTGCAAAACAAGTTATATCAGTAGAACCAATTAGCGCATCTTATAATACGTTCTTGCGCAACATACATAGAATGGGTCTAAAGAATGTAACTACACATAAAAGAATTGTAGCAGAAAAAGGTAATGACTTTTTACCTGTTAGTTTAAACCCTAACGCAGGTGCAAATAGCATGTACAACGTATCTGAAAACTATGAAGTTGTTGAAACTACTTCTTTTTCTAACATTATGAATCAAATTGCAGGACATGATATCCTGTTAAAATTAGATTGTGAAGGTGGAGAGTATGATGTTATTATGAATGCTACTAATCACGACATGATTCGTATTAATGAAATTATGTTAGAAATACACACTGACTTACATCCTAAATATAAAGGCAAAGATATAATAGAAAAAAAGTTGACAGAGTTTGGTTTTACTAGAGTAGACTCTGTACAAATTTATTATTGGGATTGGGACGCTAATGGACAACCAGTCAATTATCGTGAAGCTCCCTTCGTTAATCAACATTGGAAAAAATGAACAAAGAAATATTATGCTCAATTTCTACCAAAGGTAGATATGACACCACATTGCCAATGGCAATTTCATCTGTAATTACGCAGACATTGAAGCCTGATCATATTATCATTCAAGATGATAATGATGAACCTAAAGATATTCGTGAAATACAACACTATAACTATTTGTTACAAATGCTTAGTGAATGCGGAATCTCTTGGGAATGGCTATATGCTGAAAAAAAGGGCCAACATCACAATCACCAACGAGCGAATCACATGGGATTCAAGTGGGTTTGGCGCTTAGATGATGACACTATAGCCGATAGCAATGTATTGCAAACACTATACATACATGCAAATGCAAATGAAAATGTAGGCGCGGTAGGTGGGTCTGTGTTGACGCCGCCTAGTATGGGCGAAGTTAATGCTACAGGTAAAATAGAAGATATTTACAGCGAACCTAATTTACAATGGGGTCGTATAAAACAGAAAAAAGAAGTAGATCACTTGCATTGTTCTTTTTTATACCGTGCAGGTGTCGCGGATTATTGTTTAAGTTTATCACGCATTGCACACCGTGAAGAAACATTGTTCACGTATGAATTAGTTAAAAAAGGCTACAAGAACTATGTTGTTCCTGAAGCTATAACATGGCATTTGAAAAACAAAGTTGGTGGAATTAGAGATGGCGTTCATGAAATGTTCGAACATGATGAGCGTATATTTCAAAACATAATGAACTTCAAAGACCAGACAATTGTTATCTTAGATTGTGGTATGGGTGATCATATTGTTTTTAAGAAGATTCTTCCTTATATCAAAAACCCTGTACTCTTTACGTGCTATCCTGAAATCATCCCGGGCAGAAGTATTGCAGAAGCACAAGCATTGTTTGGAGAGATAAATGAATACAATGTGTATGCACACATGGATCGTTGGAATTGGACAGGCTCACTTGAAGATGCTTTCAAAAAGTTCTATAATGTGTCTGTATGATTAAGTTAAATTTGGGTAGCGGCGGAGACTATATTGATGGGTTTGTTAACATAGACCTATATGCCGAACGTGCGGATGAAAGATACGACATTGCTAAGTTGCCCTATATGGATAACTCAGTAGATGAAATCAGAGCATATCATGTAATTGAACACTTTGATTATCTACATGCACACGATGTATTGAAAGAATGGATGCGTGTACTAAAGCCCGGCGGCAAAATTGTAGTAGAAACACCTGACTTCTTAGAATCATGTAAAGAATTTATCAAAGCAGATCAAGATGGTAGATGGAATCTATATGGTCATTTCTTCTCTACTGGTTGGATCAATCCTGGATTGATACACAAATTCCTTTATACAGAATTCGAATTGAGAAAAACAATGACATGGGCAGGATTTCAAAACATTAACCGTTGTGAACCTAACTCGGGGTATGTGACACCTGACACTAAAAACATATTTTTAAATTTAGAAGCAACAAAATGATTATTATTTCACCTTATAGCAAGTTTATGCGTAACGGCGCAAAGCATCCAAAGAACTATCCACATTGGGAAGAAGTACTCAAGCATATCAAAGAACCTGTTGTACAGGTAGGAATATCAGGAGAGACACAAATGGTCTCAGATTTTAGACAAAACTTACCTTTACCTGAACTAGCAAAGTTAGTTAATGAATCTAAGACATGGATGAGTTGTGATAGTTTTTTTCAACATTTCTGTTGGGATTTAGGTAAGCCCGGCATAGTTGTGTTTGGTCAATCTGATCCAAACATCTTTGGTCATCCTGAAAATATTAATCTACTACAGGATCGAAAGTATTTGAGAGAGAAACAGTTTTGGATTTGGGAACAAGCAGAGTTCATTGAAGATGCATTTGTCAGCCCAGACGTTGTTATAGAAGCACTAAAGAAGTTTGGTATAGACACAATATAATGGAAAACTTATTTCAAAATTCATACGATACTATATTCAAACAATGGTATCGTATGCGAATGTCTTTGGAAGACAAAGACATTCAAATACAATGTATAGAAGTTGATAAGTGGTGGCAGACTGCACCTTTAGTAAATCATTATCTGCACCCTGATTTAGTGGAAGAATGGCCCAACCCATGGGAACTGATATCAGACAATCACTATTGTCATTTTGCTCGTGGATTGGGTATGTTTTATACGTTGTATCTATTGGGTGTACAAGAGCTTGATTTTGTCCAAGCAAAAGACTATAATAATGAAGATGTGGCACTAGTACTAGTTGATCACGCAAAATATATACTTAATTACTGGCCTAACACGGTAGTAAATAACAATCTACAAGAATTTAAAGTTGTCAAAAAAATTGACACCTTGCCAATAATTAAAAAAATAGGGTTAAAATGAAGATACATGTAATTAAACGTTCCGGACAAAAAGAAATACTGACAATTGAAAAATGGCAAGCACAAATAGCAAAAATATGTACTGGGATAGCTGATGTAAGTCAGTCTATGATTGAGATTAAGGCTCAACCGCACTTTTACGATGGCATCACTACACAAGAAATCGATGAAATCACACTACGGGCTATCGTAGATTTGATCGATGTAGAATCAAATCCTGATCTAGGTCACACTAATTATCAGTATGTAGCAGGAAAACAACGTCTAAGTATGCTACGCAAAGATGTTTATGGAAATTATGAACCGCCTCTATTGTATGAAATTGTAAAAACTAACGTAGCTACAGGCTTATATACTCCGGAACTATTAGAATGGTATTCAGAAGACGACTGGAATAAAATGGATGAAATTTTAGACCATTCTAAAGATGAAAGCTATAGCTATGCCGCCATTGAACAACTGATTGAAAAATATCTAGTTAAGAATCGTAGTACTAAACAAACATATGAAACCCCTCAAATTCGTTACATGGTTGCGTCAGCAACTATCTTTCACAAAGAAGAACCTAACAGTGCTCGTATGCGCTATATCAAAGAGTACTACAACGCCGCGAGCGACGGACTTTTTACTCTTGCTACTCCTGTATTGGCTGGCCTTGGTACTCCTACTAAACAGTTTAGCTCTTGCGTACTCATTCGTTCGGATGATGATCTAGATTCTATTTTCGCTTCTGGTGAGATGATGGCCAAGTATGCCAGTAAACGTGCTGGCATTGGTTTAGAGATTGGTCGACTACGTCCATTAGGTAGTCCCATTAGGGGCGGTGAAATTATGCACACAGGTATGATACCGTTCTTGAAGAAGTGGTTTGGTGACCTAAGAAGTTGCAGTCAAGGAGGTATTCGTAATGCAAGTGCTACTGTTTTTTATCCTATTTGGCATCATCAGTTTGATGATCTTATTGTCCTTAAGAACAATCAAGGAACAGAAGAAACCCGAGTCCGTCATATGGATTATGGGGTTGTGCTTAGTGCTTTCTTCTGGAGACGATTCAAAAACAAAGAAAACATAACCTTTTTTGACCCTAACGAAGTGCCTGACTTGTATGAAGCGTTCTATGCTAACACAGCAAGATTCGAAGAACTCTATGTCAAGTACGAAAAACAAAAAGGTCTACGTAAGAAAACAATGAGTGCTGAAGAAGTATTCAAAAGTGGCATACTAAAAGAGCGTACTGATACAGGACGTATCTATCTTGTCTTCATTGACAACGTGATGAATCAAGGTCCGTTCGATCCAGAGTACCATACAATCTACCAGAGTAACCTTTGCTGTGAAATCCTATTACCTACTAAGTCTTTTAAACGTCTTGATGATCCCGATGGTCGTATCGCTTTATGTACACTTGGTAGCATCAACTGGGGAGCTTTCCGTAACCCAGAAGACATGCGTAGGGCTTGCCGTATTCTTCACCGCAGTCTTAACAATATTCTCGATTATCAAGATTTCTTGAGCATTCAATCTAAGTTGTCTAACGATGAGATTCGCCCTTTAGGCATTGGTATTACTAACTTAGCATATTGGCATGCCAAGCGTAGCCTCAAGTATGGCGAAAAAGATTCTTTACAAGAAGTTAAAACTTGGATGGAACATCAAGCATACTATCTAACTGAGTCAAGTGTTGAACTTGCAAAAGAACGCGGCCGCTGTTTAGACTCTGATAAGACACTATATGGTCAAGGTATCTTCCCTTGGGAACGCAGAGCAAATGGAGTCAATGAACTTGCAAACTTTACTCCTGAATTGAACTGGGAAGGACTACGTGCTATGATGCGCTCATGCGGAGTACGCAATGCTACACAAATGGCTGTCGCACCAGTTGAGTCTAGTAGCGTTGTTATCAACTCAACAAACGGTATTGAAATGCCAATGAGTTTAATCAGTGTCAAAGAATCAAAGGCAGGATCATTCGTTCAAGTTGTTCCTGAGTATCATAAGTTGAAGAACAAGTATCAACTAATGTGGGAACAAAAAGACTGCGAAGCATATTTAAAAACATCCGCTGTTATTCAGGCATATGTAGATCAATCAATATCTACAAACACGTTTTATAATCCAGCACACTTTGTAGATAGAAAAGTGCCAACTACGTTAATTGCTAAAAACTTGATGCAATCACATGTATGGGGTATCAAAACATTCTATTACAGTTTAATTAACAAAGCCGGTAGTAAAGCAGAAGAGGAGCCGGCTGGTCCTTTAGAAGATATTGACTTTGATGATATGGAAGATTGTGAAAGCTGTAAGTTATGAAGATAGGTATATATGGTGATAGTTATACTGCACCACATGGAGATTTTCACACACCCACAAATTGGTATAATGCACTAGCAGATATGCTATCTAAAGATGCAAATACAGAAGTAGCAATCAACCATCATGGCAAAGGTGCTTCTTCAGTATACTACACATATAGAAAATTTTTAGATACTAGTTACGAAAATGATTTAAATGTTGTATTGATCAGCGGACCACAAAGATTCCCTCATATAGTTGAACTATCTGTTCCTGGCAACACACAAGCATTTACATGTAAAGAACAAGTACAAGGGTCTATTGAAACGTTAGATAACATCCTTACAGATAGCGACCGTGTTAAATTAAATAATGTGATTGGTTGGTTTGACGCAACGAAAAAAGAAGATCAATACTTCATTGATATGTCAGATTTAATGATCAGTAAAATAGAAGAATGTAGCAAAACAATTCTCTATCCTTGTTTTTCAGATTCATTCACACCGGAACGTTTTAAAAAACATAAACTAGACAAAGATATTCATTTTATGCACTCTCTTTGGGTTAGACAACTAGAAGTTATGGGCATAGAAGTTAACAATTTCTCGGCTCAAGAAACGGACAAGTTATGCGGGCACTTAGTGCCTGAGTTCAATTTGTTTTTTGCCAATATGGTTTTTAAAAAAATCAAAACAGGCAAATGGGACAATACAGGATTTTTTGATGTAACTATTAAAGAGCCTAGAAAAATTTATTATAACAACTACAAACATGAGTAAACAACAATACAACCTAAATACAAAAACAGATTATCTATCACGTAAAATGTTCCTAGATCCAGCAGGACCAGTAACTATTCAACGTTTTGAAGAAGTGAAATATAAAAAGATTGCAGATTATGATGCAACTGCCCGTGGATTCTTTTGGCAACCAGAAGAAGTAAGTCTAACCAAAGACTCAAATGATTTTAAGGAAGCTAGTGATGCAGTAAAGCATATTTTCACTAGCAATCTTTTGCGTCAAACAGCACTTGATAGTTTGCAAGGTAGAGGACCAACGCAGGTATTCACTCCTGTTTGTTCATTGCCGGAAGTCGAAGCACTGATGTATAACTGGGGATTTTTCGAAACAAACATTCACAGCAAGAGCTATAGTCATATCATTCGTAATATCTACAACGTGCCAAAGGATGTGTTTAACACTATCCATGACACACAAGAAATTATAGGTATGGCTAGTAGTATCGGCAAGTATTACGATGACTTGCATAGATTGAATTGCTTGAAAGAAATTGCTGAC